TGATAGTCTCTACTTTTGTTTTAGTAAGACCTCTTGTTCTACCATCGGAAAAAGATGCTTGATTCTGCACATAACCGTTATCTGTTGTTTCATACAAACCGGGATTAATTGCAGACGAAAATGCTAGTTTCACACCACCTGTTGATGTAGTTATACCAGTAATTACACGTTCTAAACCCATAGGGTCAGCATCACTGTAGATAAGTATTGTATCTCCTACACTAAAACCTATGGCTCTGTAATCAGAACCTGTAACAAGAACCGCATTTGCTTCTGCATTAGCAGACATCAACACCGCTTCTTGTGGGCCTATATCTAACAAATCTGCTACTTTTTGTGCAGTAGTATATACTATAGCATCAGGGTCTAAGGGTCTTGTTTCGCCTTCACCGGGATTGAATACTTGGGGCATACATACAACTCACTTTTAATTAAACCCAAAATCTTGGAGACTGGTTTGCCCCGTAACTCCAACTTGAGGTCTAGGTTCAGGCATAGGTTCGGGCATAGGTTCAGGTTGAGATTGAGGTTGTGCTGACATATTACCAATATATTCCATTATTTTTTGATGGTCAGGTCCTACTGCATCTATCGCTTGTCGAACCATTTCTGAATGACTCATGGGTTGAGCCATAGGCTCAGGCATAGGTTCAGGTTGAGGTTCAGGTTGAGGTTCATGAGATGGTTTCTGCTTCATTTGTGCTGCTTGCCCATCCTCATTAAAATGATGTTGCGGATACATATCAGTAAATTTGTCATGATGTGCATGGTCTCCATTAGGTCCTGAAACGTGATGACCGTCATTATTAACTGCTAATGGATTCATAGCCATTTTGTTACCTAGTCTTGAATGGTCTGCAAGGAATTTTAAATTATATGGATTTTCTGGGCTAACAGCGTTTAACATCATACTACTCACCAATTTATTCTTAGTATCTGCATCTTTACTACCATGCATTCTATGTGCTAAAGAATTTATATATTGTGATAAAGACAAACTATCTTTACCAACATGTTTTTTACCTAATGTTCCATGTGATTTACCTTTGTGGTCCATCAATTTCATACCCGGTGGCATGGCTATTTTTTGGTGTTTATAATAATCTCTTTGTTTTCTTGCTTTCATAAAATCCCAAGTTAAATCAAATATATCATTCATAATCTATTCACCTCATCTCTATGCCCTTTGTTAAATTCCATCGGTTTGCCACAAGCCCCACAATCTGCTCTCCACATAAAATGAAGCATACCACAGTATGTACATCTAGTCCCTGCACCTATATTCAAAACATCGCCAACATTTTCTGTTCTCGCTCGCTGATTTCTTGTGACTCCCTTTAATGGATTTGCCTCATCAAAAACTGAACCGCTATCATAAGCGGTATCAACTCTAACGTTTTGTTTCTGTGCTCTCGATATATCGTCAATTTCTAATGTTCTAACATCGAAACCCATTCATATCCCTCACTCTCATGCGTTGCCTGTTAAAGATAATATTAGATATACGTTACCTAAAACAGTAATCGGTTCTACTGCTACTAATGTAGAGCCGGGTGTAGATGCTGCCGCATCTGTCATTGCTTTACTCACACTACCAGCGGTATTGTATGCACCAAGATTATTTGGCGAAAAATCCGCTGGCGAGAAAGGTCCAATTACTTGTATTTTAGGACTAACTGCCATCTAAAACACCGCCTTAGCGTTGTCCTATTGCTGTAAATCTACCACTTTTGTTGTTACCTGCATGCACTATATCGAAAGTTGTATCTCCACTGTTAGCAAAATGTGCATGACACATATCTGCTGCTGATGGATTAACGGTGACGGATAAGATACTACTTAGTTGACTGCTTAGGTCTACTGCACCTGTTGCTACACCGCCACTTATTGTATATGTTCCTGTTACCATGTACATGTTTCCTAATACTGCTGGTCTATCATCAATTGTTACTGTTATTGCCATAATTTATCACTCCATTGTTTGTTCTTCTACCACTTCAGTGGTTTCTTCTGTTTCGACCACAGGTGGTGCTGGATTTAGATGTTCCTCAACTAAACCCAATAATGCACCTTTTGTCCTGTAACCAGCACCGAAAGAAACTCCTTCTGCTTTCAACCATTTCTTAATGTCTCCTATTCTCCAACCGGAGTCAGGTATTCCATCATTTAATTTATCAACGGTCTTTGCTTCTGCACCTGTAATTACGTAGTTTTCATTTAAACTACTACCAAACTCGTCAACCCACTTTTGGCTAACTTGGTAAGATATACCACGATACACTGTGTATGTCAATCCTCTCGGTGGAGGACTGCTGTGGTATTTTCCTATGTATTTTACTTGTGGCATGAAGAATCATCTCAGTTCAATAATAGCACCGTTACTTGTACTACTTGGTTTGCACCTTCAGAGTCTATGATTAGACAAGGTAGTGAACCACCTGTTGCTAGTGGTGCTGTTGCATCGTCTGCTCCTACAAGTCCAGTGTTGGTCATTGTTACAGTTATGTCCTTAGCAGCGGTTGCTGAGGCATATCCTACGATTCCTAGAATCTTTGATGCTCCGGCAGAGAACAGTAGAGGTTCTACTGTTGCCGCTTGTACGACGTTACAAGTGAATGTTACCATTCTCAAACTGCCTACTGCGTTTCCATCTGCATTCTTTGCATTGAAACCTGCTAATGTACCGGGGTATGAACCTCCGCTGTTTCCATTTAGCCAGCCAGTCTCGTCTACTGGTGTACCAGTTCTCATGTCTATATCAGCCAGTATGTCCACCAATGTGAAGTCGCTGTCTGCTACTTTTATGCTTAATCCTTTTTCAGTTATTGTTGTTGTTGCTACCATAATTTATTCCTCCATTAATCTCCACAAAAACCTTACTTAAGGTCTCTCACCTGTCCTTGTGCTCCAAAGAAAGTCGTCCAAATTTCACCCATTGTTCGGTAAAGTCCTTCCTGTCCTAGTCTGTTTATTGCGAATGGGTCTCCTGTCTCTATACCAGACTCAAAGTATTGTGTTGGTATTGCTGTACTGAAGTGTAGGTAATCTGTATCTAGTAAATACATTCTAGCAATTGTGTCTTTTGCCACATCTTTAGATGGGATGATTGGGACACCGTTGTATGTTGCTACGATGAATCCAGCCTCGATACCGGGTACACCCTTTACTCCATTGTAAGTAGGTGTAACTCTCTTCTCTTCCATGAATCTTTGTTGAGATTGTAATAGTTGTTGTAATCTCATCAATGTATCATATCCAGTTAGTATAACTTTTGGATTTCCACCACGTACCCAAAGTCTTTGGAATATATCATCCAAGACATCTAGTGATAGAACTCTGTCAGTTGCTGTATCGCTAACAATATTGTTACTCATTTCAGCATTAGCCCAAGACCTATTTGCTTCTCTACCAATACTGTATATATCTAAGTTACTGGTTGCTGAAAGAACATTATGGTCTGCATCTAATCCGGTTTTTGAATTAGCGTCATCATTATGTGCTGCTGTAATTCTGTCAAGTGACTCAAAATTGTTACCTGCTGTATTGTCTACTTTGTCTAACAACATTTTGTTAATAGATTCTGCGTGATGTTTACCCATTTCTTCTTTAAGAACTGAGCGTATATCTCCCATTCCGTCATCCTTGTCAGCAAGGAAGATAGCAGTTTCAGACATATCGAATGTATGAGCGATTGTCTTTGGTTTTGCTGCTATGTGCTGGAATGTTGGCCTTTGTGTGTCAGGTAATGTTGCGTTTTCTGCAACTCCACCAAGTAATGAACCAGTGGTAGCATCTGAAGGCTTGCCAGTTATAACACGCCATCCTGACCTATCCCAAGGTTTCTTTGGTAGAATTGAGAAAGCGTTGAACTCTTGGTTCAATTGTGACCACACTTTGCGTCCATAAATTGCTTGGTATGTACCAGCAGTTGTGGACAACATTGGGCTGTCAGCCTTCAGTAATTCGCTACCGGAGTATGAGTAACCCATTGCGTTACCTGCTCCATAATAGTATCTTTCCATATCAGTTATTGTTCTTACGTAATTTCTTGCCATTTTATTCACTCTCCCTCAAAGACTCGACCTGCGAGTTGATGTACTTCATCCCAAGACATTTGTGCTAGGTCAGAAGTTGATGGAACTTCATGTTGTGGTGCAGCAGATTTTTGTAGTGTTTCTCCTACTTCTGCTGGTGTACCAATACTATCAATTCTTTCTGATAGTTCAGCAATTGCTTTTGTAATAGCATCTAAAGGACCACGAGCATCGTAAGATGCTGCTTCTGCTTTTGCTATTTCTTCTGCACGTTCTGATTGGTATCTTGTAGCAAAATCGTTTTCCAAACTGCTGCGGAATTCTTGTTCAAGAGCCGCTGCTTTGTAAACTTCATATGCTGCTTCTACATCAGATGCATCTAAATCTGTAGGATTCAAGAAATCTGATTTCTTTACATCTCCACCGCTGTTGAGTTTAGGGATTGCTCCTGTAGATGGATTTCCTCCTTCTTGTTGACGTAGAGGTGCTTGTCCACCATTAGTTACGTCACTACCTTGTAATTCACCGGGCGTTGAACCCATGTTTTGTTTTGCAACTGAATCACCATCAAAGTGAGCACGAGCAGCCATTGTGTCTACTCCTGCACTCTTTAGAGTATCTTCCATCCAGTTTAGGTAGTCGGATGTAATAACATCAGAATATTCTGTATCAGATTTTTTCTTATCATCTTTCGATTCTGCTTTTTCATCCTTGCTTTCATCTTTTTTATCTTCAAGGAAAGCAGGTTTTTCTCCTTTTTCCATTGAGTCAAGACGTGACTCTAATCGAGAGAGCACGTCGGTCATCTGGTTCATTGTATCATCTTCTGTCATTTTATTCACCTTGTTTTTTTCTTCTTGTTTATCTTCCTTTAATATTCTGAATGTTGCTTCCGGGTTTATTCCTTTTTCACAAATTGTGATTTCATGGAGTTCGAGTTTACTGATTTCTTGATAATCGCCATGTTTAGGGTCTGATTTTCTGACTCTCTTGAATGCCTGTCCACCGATACTAAAGCCACGTAAAGCACCTTTTCGTATTTCGGCAGCGACTTCTTTGGCTTTTTCAATGTCGTCACGTAGTTTTATTACAACAAACATTCCGACATCGTCAACTTCGCTTTTCCACAACCTCCCTTCGCTATCCGTATAATTTGGAATGACATCTCCTACTTGTATATTTGAATGTGCTAACTGTACGTTTCTATATGATGGATTTTGCATGAATTTTGTAAATCCGTCTTTTAACGCTCCCTGTGTTATTAAGTCCCCTTGCTTGTCTACCAGTTCAACACTGGCATATCCTGCAACAATGAGTTCATTCCCTGCTTTAAGCAAACTGATAGGTTCATCAGAAGGTTTGTACTGGAGTCTCGGCTGCACACTAATTCCTGTTTGGTTTGTTATGATACTTATATGAAACGGTTCAATAAGTGTCTAAGTCTTCTTCTATTTCTTCATGATTTTCTTCAGAAATCTTCATTTTTTTGTCTCTACCGGGATATTTTTCAGGTTTTTCCATATCTTCAGTGGGTCTTTCTTTCATATCCCAGTCAGGCATACTTTCTTCAGACGTTAAACGAGTAGGACCACGAGGACTTTCTATCTGTGCCCCTACGTCAATCCCTAGCCCTCTACCAGCCATATTACTGTGCCCTTTTTCTAAAACGTCTAATGCCCTTGCTATCAATTCTAATGTTTTTAACATCTGCTCTCTTTTTGGTTTCATTATCCTAGATTCATCATCAGCATCAATAATACCTGCACTTTCAACTTCAATTTTTTTATCGTTAGGTTTACTCGGCATATTCATATCAACTTTAGATGTAAGGCGTTTCTTTTTTTCTGCTTTCCACATTTGACGAAACGCAGGTTGCCAATATTTTTCTAAACTTTTGGCTAATGTTAATGGATAATTATCATCATACAATTCCCCTAACATACTTTTAGGATTCAAAACGTCTAGTAATACCCCGTCATCTAAAATATCATATTTCACAATGTCGTCAGCAAAATGTAATATGAACTGTTCATTTTCAATTTCCATATCAAAAGGAATATGATAATCATCGTATGACTTAGTCATCATAATCCATTTCGGATGTTTTTCTTCTCCTTTCATATATGTAGATTTAGCATCTCTTAGTAATATCTTTTTATCTTTATTATCAGATAGTAAATCTTTCACTGCATTTTCAAGACCATCTTCGTCTGTAATTTTTAAAGTTGAAGGACCAAGCACATGAATAAAATTATGACTTTCAAACTGACCTCTAAGTAGTTTCATTCTATCTCTAGTATCTAAATCGGTCACATCTGTCCCATCGTAATGCATTACGTCACTGATGAAAATACCTTCGTCATTCATAATGACATCTATAACATAATTTTTACTAGTAATTTTTCTAAAATACTTATCCATTTCACTATAACTATCTACTCTTTGTGCATTTCCATCAGTTAAAGTAATTCTGTTTCCTGTTCTTTTTACTTTCAATCTTTTACCATCTTCTTGTATAGAAGCCACCCATTCACCAGTAAATCCTCTTAATTGTTCAATATCGGTAATTTTGAATATTTTATGTAAAGGTTCTATTAAAGGCATTTCTATAGGCAATTCGGCTTTAGCCACATGAGATATATCAGCATAAACAAGTTCGTCACTTTGAGAAGACGTTTGAGGATTTTCATGTATTTGAGCCGATGTTTGGTCTCCTAAAACGACATTTGTATTCATTTGATGTTGTTCTTCCCCTAATATATATGGGTAAACACCAGCAGGTGGCGGAACATGAGCACGAGGTGTAGCATAATTCCCTATGTTTATATTTCCTCCTTTGGTGAAATTAAATGCGAAATTTGCTTGTGAGTTTGTCATAGTACTTGCTATTGGAGCAATACCGCCACCAGTATATACTGTAGATAAGGTTCTACCTTTCTGTTCATGATGTGGATGTATTTCTACTTCACCTTGTGAAAAACTTGGTCTAGTTATTGTTTTTTCATCAGTCGGGTTGGCTAGTTTTTCATCATAATCAGCATCATAAACTATAACACTGTCTAACATGTTATGTAAATTGTCTTTATGCTGTTTTTTCCCTACATTCATACCACTTCCTATTTCACCGTTCTTTTCATAGACTAAACCGTAATCATTTTTTAATGAATCAAATTGTGCACTCTTTGGAGAAATATTCATTTTTTTATGTATATCTCTTATGTGATTATATATTGGATGAGTTCTATAATGCTCGTTTCTTACTTTAGTAGGATTTGGATGTAAATCAAAAGAGCCACCTGTTGCTAGTTTACCTCTTGATATTTTTTTAGGTTGCATATCAAACACCATGTTACCTTCTTCATCTTTTACTAAATTACCAAATTCATCTCTTTTAGGTATTTTTTCTAAAGTAGGCGGTACGGCTTGCGATGCTTTTCTATAATGACTTGCAAGTAGTTCTTGACGTTCTTTAGAATTATTAGTTTTATCCCAAGTATCTTCATAGATTTGTTCCCCATTTTCATCTATCATTTGTTCCCCATTTTCATCTAATTTGGGTATTTTTGAAAGATTTGGATGCTTACTAAGCAATTGTCCTAAAGTCATAACTTTATTATTTTTACCAATATGACTGTTTATTAATTGTTGAGCATACATTAAATTATCTGGATTAAGTTCTAAACCAAGTTTTTCTACTAAATTTTGTGCAGTTAAATTAGAATTACCATATTCATCGTTACCAAAATCATTCAAACCAACTCCATGTTGACTCATTATTTTCTGTATATCGTCATGATGACCTTTACCTGTTTTACTAAGTTGTTGCATAGTCTGCGATTCACTTTCACCTATTACACTACCATAACTTTTCAAATTATGCACTTTATGAGGTACAGTTAACAATCCAATTTCTGCATCGTGCAATAATTGTGCCATGTTAATTTTGACTTGGTGTGCCCCTACTACATCTGCATTAAAAGCATCTGGAAAATTTTCAAGCACTTTAGGTAACAAATGTTCTTTAGCAAAATCCAATTTAGCATGTTCATCTCTTACTCTCCCTTCTTCTTCGTGGTCAAAACGATTTTTTTCTGCACTGAAACTATTAGAATAATGCTTATCTTCTATCACGTTTAGTTGATTTTGTACATGATTTATTTCTTCATCTAACTCTTTTAATCTATTTTTTTCACTAGTATTTAACGGCTTATAGATAGCAGAAGTTCTACTAAAATCATTTAATGGACCTTTATCATAATCTTGTTGTGTTGAGCCAAATTTCTCATATGAT